GTGATCAGGTCATCAGTTGCTCCTTTGTAGTCACCCGACAGAAATTCGCTATCAGCTGTGAGGAACTCTTTGAATGTTTCATTGAGAGTTTCAGCAGTGATGCGTCCTTGCAGTGCGGGAAAGAAGTGTTTGAGAGGACCTTCGGCTAAGGCCTTGGTGAGTCTTTTCTGGAAACGTTTCGTTTCGAGATAGACTATCCCAGGGCCCATGGTAATGGGTCGTACCTTGAATGCTTCAAGAATACAGACAACATCCGTCTCCAGCGCGCCATTTTTATGCGCTAGTAGCATCTGCTCCCAGAAAGCGTCGTCCACTTCCCTTTCCTTTCGGTGGAAGTATTCAACGCCGTCACACATCGATGGGTGAGACCCATCGTCTTGCGGCAGCTTCTTTTGCTGTATACGCGAGATAAAGTGTTCTGAGATGGCAGGTTCAGACGGAATTGGTAGATTGAACAGGGTATGTCCATCTACCAGGACATCGTGTGGGGTGACCCTTAGGTCATGGACAAAAGTCCATACACGTGTCTTGGGCCAGTGGGCGTAGTGTTTCCGGTCCTCACTCATGAGGTGTCGGTACGCTTCTACACTGTTTTGTGCCCAAAGGGGGACGTTACTAATCACCTTGGTGAAAATGTGTCTTGTAGGCTCCATGAGGCAACGGTAAGAGTCGAGAGATCGTCTAACGCTCTCTCGATGTTCAACAATACGCTGTTGGGCGCTGTTGAGCTGTACAGCTCTGTACCGAGACAGTTTATCTGTCTCCTCATCAGACTTACGCTTCACGGCCGCGTTCCACTCAGGTGTGGAGTCGTCAGTTAAGGACTCCTTGCTGGTGGCTGCGATACCGCCTCCCTTGGCTCTACCGACTTGGAAGACGGCAGAGCCTGTTGGAAGGACCTCTTTGAGGGGCTTAGTCTGGGCCTGTTCACCGCCGAATAAGTCTTGACAAATCAGCTCGATGAACATGTTGACGTTCGCGATCTCTCCCAATTGCTCTTGAGTCCTCGGTTCAGATGGCATGCCAATCTTTTCCGAGTGACCTCTAAGGGCTTGGTAGATGAAGGTTTCGTCAACGACACAACCACTCTTTTTCAAGCGGTTGAACGTCTCTCCGAGGCGGACAGCTTTTAACTGTTCTTCGCCCCCTTTTCTGAAGTTGTTGAGGACACGTCCGAGGACAAGCTTCTTGACCTTGCGGCCAAATGTGAGCTTGTAGTTCCATCCTGGAACCTCTGCGGGTGTCTCGACAACTCCATGGACAGGTAGTTGCAGTGCGGCCAGAGGCCATGCACCGAATTGCTTGATCATTGGGATCAACTGCCCATATGTGGCAATGGCCAACATGTGTTTCATGCTCAGCAGGGTGCTGATGCCGTCCACTAGTTGGTCTGCCTTCAAAGCCCCTTGTATGTACAAACTAATGACAAGAGAACTTCCGAGCCGGGCGAACTGAGATATGTTCGCGGCGATTTCCGCGGGGTGGTTTCGAACAAGCTCAGTGATAGAGTTGTTGACCAGCGCCCGGGGGACGGAGGAAATATTGAATACTTCAGCTTGCGACGTCAGAGCCGCATGTAATATGCGCTCGTGGTCTGCGAGTGTTGCTGGTATTCCCCCAATTTTGGCCTTTACGGCCATGGTCGGACCGAGTGGTCCAACCGCCTTACGGGTGGTATCTGTTGACGTAGCGTAACCTTTGGCCTCGGCCTTGGTGTTCACGTAGTCAAACGCAGATTCCATCCTTTCAACTGTACGTTTACGTCCAGTCAATTCAAGATGTTGTGCTTCACCAGGTTGGTCAGACCTTTTTGTTGGCAATGCATCTTTCGCGGAGTTTACCTCCATCATGTCTGTTTTACACAGCACTGCGGCGACCCTAGGGCCGCCTCGAGTACCGTATATGGACGAC